CACCGCTTGGAGGAATTCCCCGACAGATGGCACGGCTGCTTCTGCTGTTGTTGATGCCTTTGATAACCATTTTGCGAATCTTGCAGACAACGGTGGATTTACTGGTCCAGACGAATCTCTTCAAGCCTGGAATACGGCAAGAGCCGCAAATGCGGCCCATCAGCAAACCTTCGGTGTGGGTACGAATGACCCAGTAGGCCGGACTATCCAACAGATTCTCGGGACAGAGAATCGAATGCCTTTAACTGGCAATGACGTCGCAGATAAAATGTTCGGAGCTTCGGGAACTAATCCGGCATCAAATAATGTTGATCTTACCCAGCATCTTCAAGGAATCTTTGGGGCAGATTCTCCTGAGATGTCGGCCATCCGTCAGGGACAGTTCTCAAGACTCACTGGAGAATCCGGCGGAACTCCTTGGGGCCATAAGAAAGTCTACGACAATATTGATAAGTTCTTGAACCGTGACGGTAAGGAGATGTCAAACACGCTGTACTCTCCTGCCCAGAAGAGTCTGATTCAATCTTACGGGGATATGAGGAAGAGTTTAATTCCTAAGGAAGGAACACGCAACTCTTCGGTAACGTCGCCATTCGTTAACCGGGTTATTCACGCAATAACAGGTAATGTTGCTTCATTTGTCGGTGCGGCTTTAGGCCAGCACTTCTTTACATTTCTCCCTGAGGTTATCCGCGAAGCTGCCGGGGCGGCATCGGTAAAGGGTGCTGGAAAGATGAATGAAATTCTCCAGGCCAATAAGATCAAGAGGATGATGCCGACGACGACTAGGGCTATCCAACAGTGGGAAACAGCGGCTGCTAAGGCGAGTAATTCTTACCTCCCCCAGACAAGACGCGCACTGATCCACACGTCGGGACGACTAGCAAATGCTCTGGCACCTCTAGGGGTGTCGCTCAAGAGTGTCCTCTTGGGGCTCCAGGGACCGGGCGTAGGCTACGCGAATCCTCCAGGTTCCCAGAACCAGAATCAGGTTCCAGGGCCAGAAGGCCAGCAGAAAAATCCCGGCAATCCAGGCTCTCAGAATGGCTTTGCGAAGGGCGGTAGAGTTCAAGTAGACTTAAATCCCACCGAAGCCCAGAAAGCTGTTGGAAACTACAAGAAATACCACACCAGAATACATGGATTAGATGTCTCTATCGAGAACCTAAAGGGTTCTTATCGATCTGGTGTAGGAAACAACGGGAAGAAGTGGCAGGTTAAAATTCCGCACCATTACGGGTATATTCGGGGAACAACTGGTGCAGACTCAGATCATGTTGATTGCTACCTTGGACCAGATGACGAGTCTAACAAGGTCTTCGTGATCGACCAGAGAGATCTTAAGACGAATAAATTCGATGAGCACAAGTGTATGCTCGGGTTTAAGAACCGTGAGGCTGCAATCGGTGGATACATCAATGGATTCTCTGACGACAAAGGCCAGAAGAGAATCCAAGGTGTGACTGAAATGACCCCTGATAAATTCAAGGAATGGCTTGAATCCGGGAAGACTAAAGAGCCTCTGAAGAAGAAAGCGACCTGATGTCTAGCCTTTTTACAACGAATCTCCATATCGAACAGCCTGGACTTGGTGACTATGCCGGAGACTGGAACGTACCTGTTAACGCCGACTGGGCCTTGATAGACCAGGCATCCGGAACGACATCTACGGTGTCTCTGACGAATACCGACGTGACTCTAACAGTCGCCCAATCTGCCTTCTTTATGTTTATTCTGACCGGAACACTGACAGGGAACGTCAATCTGATCTTTCCGGGGACAATTGGTGGACGAAGGATTATATGGAATCAAACGACTGGCGCGTTCACTGTCACAATCAAGAATGGTTCTGGGGATACTGGAGTTCTTGCATTTAGGTCTCAACAGGTTCCGGTCCTTTTGACCGCCTCTACGGCTTACTATGACGAGTTTGGCTCTTCCCCCGCTGGGACTCTTGAACCCTTTGGTGGCGCCACTGTTCCTACAGGATACCTTCTGTGTTACGGTCAGAGTGTCTCAACCACGACGTATGCAGCCTTATACTCCGCCATCGGAACGACGTGGGGACCTGCCTCAGGCGGTAACTTCACTCTTCCCGATCTTCGGGGTCGAGTCCTCGCTGGTGCCGACGATATGGGGGGAACTCCTGCTGGAGTTCTAACCGGGTATTCTTTAGGAACTACCGGAGGAATCCAGGCAGTAACGTTAACGGCCGCAGAAGTTCCTACGCTGGCATATACGGACTCTGGGCATACCCACACTGCATCAGATTCTGGCCATAACCACGGAGCAGGTGGCGGAGCCACCGCTTTTCTTACAACCGGGAGTTCTGTCGTACTCGCTGGAGGATTCGACGTCGGAATTGCTACTTCAATTTCAACGGCTACTGGATACGCCAGTATTTCCATCGGGACAGGGCACGCGGCGATAACAGATAACGCTGGTGGGGGGTCTCACTCGAATGTCCAGCCAACTGCTGCTGTTAATTACATCATAAAGTTTTGAGGATCGAATGAAGAATTTCCTGAAGAGTCTCGTTGGATTCCTCTTCCTGGCGGCACCTTCATTGGTCTCTGCCCAGGTTCCTACGGCAATCCAGTGGGGCTCGGTGAAGACTGTCTCTCCGTGGAATGTCGGAGTCTTCGATAACGCTAATATCTTTCAGACAGTCTTTACAGTAGCCCCTACCGGGGGCGCTATGACGTTGTCTCCTAATGTCACGACAGCCCTAGGCTTGACGGGTGTCTCAGCGCTTTCGGTGGGTTCGACAACGACTGGTTTTAATATCGGATCTGGCACGACTTTTTCGAGTGGATTAACTTACCCTGGGGCGATTGTTACCGGATCGTTTACCGCGACGGGTCTTGTCACTAATGCCGACCTTGTGCATACAGGATGGACATTAAATACTGTCCCGATGGTTCTGGGTGGTGGCCCATACACGATCACCGCGTCTCCCCCTGTAGTCGGAGATCTGACCGAAGCAACGTCTTCTATTTTGACGATCACTGGGGGAACTGGAGCCGTCATCGGAACTGGAACGTCCCTTCAAGTCAAACAGTCGGGGACGTCACAGTCTGGGTATCTCTCCTCGACTGACTGGAACACTTTTAACGGAAAGCAGGCTGCTGGAAGTTATATTACGGCTCTGACTGGTGATGCGACGGCTTCGGGTCCAGGGTCAGTTGCTCTGACATTCGCTACCGTCAATTCTAACGTCGGTTCTTTTGGATCGACTTCGGCGATTCCGAACTTCACGGTCAACGCGAAAGGGCTCGTGACGGCGGCTGGGACAAATACGATCGCCGCACCGCTCTCTGGCATCACCGGCCTCGGTACTAACGTCGAAACCGCCCTCGGCAATACACTGAACGGTAGTGGTGGGCTTGTCGGCGTCGGCGCAACGGTCAGCGGCGATCTCGGCGGTACGCTTCTAAGCCCCACCGTTAGCAACCTTTCCCATGTCGCCAATGGATCGCTTGGGGTCGCGGGCCTTGGTGGCCTATCGACAAATCAAATTTATGCAAATCTTGGCAGCGGTGTGGTCGCGACGGCAGACCCTCTGCTCGTTAGCTCCGGCACATCGAGCGGCGTAACGGTAGACACATTCCAGCCAAATTCCGGCAATACGAACACGCAGCAACAAACAATTTCTAATGTGCTCGCTCTAACTGACGCGATTGGAGGGTGCGGATTTTGCTCGAATGCCTCGGCCAATATCTCGGGCTTCCAGGGATACCTTGCATACACCGATAGCGCGGCAATTCCGCCCTCGTTGCTTGCGGCCGGAGCGGCCGAGCAAACCGCAGGGTTTTATGGTCTCGGCGAAAACGATTGGACTGCTGGCGGGGCAATCCTTCCCTCAGCATATGGGGGATATCTTGAAGGTCGCGCGGCGTGGAACGACGTTTTTACGACAGCCCTGGAAACCGACTGCCAGAGCACGACGCCGTCTCTGACGGATTCCCGCATACCTGACCCCGTCAACTATTTTGGAGCGGGATCGGGGACTGTCTGCATGGGTGTCTGGGCGTTTCCAGGCGGGACGAAAACGCCAATTCAATCGGCGGACTCGACGACAGCGCTCACCGTTCTCGGGCAACCCGACATCGCCAACACGGTGACGATCACCGTCGCGTCACCTGGAGTTCTCACGACCGCCGCTACCGTTGCGCCGGTCAACGGGCAGTCGGTCATTTTATCGACGAGTGGCGCGTTGCCGACTGGCCTTTCAGCGGCTACAAAATATTACGTCGTCGGCTCTGCGTATCCGAGTGGTCAGACGTTCGAGTTGGCCACCACGCAAAACGGCGACAATGTTACCATCAACATCGGGACCGGCGTTTTCACGCTCGTCTCAGGCGGCAGCGCGCCGGCCAATGGTGACAGCGTCGTCCTTTCGACGCATGGTTTTTTGCCGACAGGTGTAACCGCGGGGACGGGTTATTTCGTCGTTAGTTCCAGCGGCTCGACGTTCAAAGTCTCAGCAACATCCGGTGGTTCAGCCATCTCACTCTCAGGATCGCAATTCGGAGTGCAGAGTGCGAAATGGGACTCGCCGCCGATCGTGACGACTGGAACGCAATCGGGAACGCAGACAGTCACTGTTCATGGATCGCAGTGGAAGGCGGGATTGAACTTCGCTGTTGGGGGGCTTCGTCTAAACTCAACGACGAATCTTTACGATGCGATAATGCTCCCGCACGATTACGCGATCGATGCGTTCAATGATGCGGGCTCTTTGCGCGTGTCACTATATGGTGACGGAACGACGTGGTTCGATACCGGCAATCTAAACCTGGGAACTGGTTCGACTCTCGCATTTGCTGCGCTGACCGGCACCAACTTCGCGGTATACGGCGACGGCGGAAACACGTTTGTTAACGCTCAGACAAACCTTCGCTTTAGCATCGCTAACGTTAGCATGGCTGACATAACGGCATCGGGAACTTCGATCGGGGCGGGGTCCGCGATAACGTCGAGCGGTCCTGGCGGGGTGCTCGGGAACCCGGCCTTTGTCGCGTCGTCGGTGAGCAAGACATGTGGTGTAACGATTGTCGTTACCAACGGTGTAGTCACGTCGTGTTAATGAGGAGTAGAAGATGGCCGTTGATAACTTTACAAACTGCCTCTCGGAAACGCTAAAGTTCGAAGGAGGTTGGTCCAATAATCCGAGAGACCCCGGAGGAGCGACGATGTCAGGGGTGACTCTTCAAGTCTTCGGCCAATTCCTGGGGCGTCCCGCGAGTCAAGCTGAACTTCGAAATATCTCTAGGGTCCAACTTCTCGAGATCTACCGGAAGTTGTATTGGAATCCAATCGGTGGGGACTCTCTTCCAAAAGGTGTCGATATGATCCTATTCGATATCGCGGTTAATTCCGGGGATGGTCGAGAACACCTCTGGGCTCTAAGGACAGCCGGTCTAGAACCGATTCCGAGGATCAAAGCTCTTGACGCTCTTCGCAGAGGCTTCTGGAGGTCTCTAAAGATCTTCCGAATCTTTGGGAAGGGATGGTTTAATCGAGAGAACTCAATTCTACAGGTTTCACTTAAAATGGCTTCGCAATGACTCTAAAGTATTTTACATGGATGTCTGGACTCATAATCCTCTTCTGTTGTCTCGTATGGGCCCTGAGATGGGAACCTGCACACGCCCAGGAGGTTAAGTCTGGAGCCTGGTCAGACGCCCCACAATACGAACGAGACTGGCTTGGGACACAGCACTCAAGAGGTGGGATGTCGTGTTGCGGTCTCGGAGACGCAATTAACGTCGATATCCTCGGAGAGGACGGGTCTGGAATTGCCCTGAAGGTTACAAATCCTCGGGGGAGAACAGAACTCTCTGTCGGACAAGTGCTCCACGCAAACCCTGAATCAATCGTACCGGTTAACCTCGATCCAGACGGAAACGCAATAGCATGGGTCTCCTACGCAGGGGTGAATGTCTACTGTCTATCTGGCCCGTGGGGAACTTAAACTGAAAGGAAATCAAATGGACCCTCAACTAAAAAGTCTTCTAACCTCAGTTCTTCTCGCATCATTTACCTCTGCTGCTGTCTGGGCGGCTAATCGGGGATTAATTCCTTCAGAGGACCAATCAGTAATTGCTAATGATCTTGTAACTTTTGTCTTGGGGGGAGGAGCTGCAATCTTGACCTGGTATAAAGCAAGGGAGCACTCACCTTCAAAGCAAATCGAGGCTGTTAACAAAGCTAAGAATGGCGTCAAGGTTGTCCCGGAGAGTTCTCCGACACCTGCTATCTCGGGACCGTTGGAGTCCAAATGATTGATGTCTTCGCAGCACTTGATCTTGCTATCGCCGCATCTAAAACTGAGAACTCTGGGCAACTCTTTGACGACGCAAAAAGACTCTACGGGATGTATCAGAAGTCAAAAACTGGAACTCTAGATATTAAAAAGATGCCTTCAGCAGATCTTAAAGCGACGATTGAGGCTGCTTCACGAATTCTAAATGTCGCGAACGTCCTTGTAACTAACCCCGGAAATCTATCAACGCTAGAAAATCTTCTTGCGTCAATCCAGTAAAGGAACTAAAATGAGCTTTTTGTCTGCTATTGAGAACTTCTTCTCGGAAACTGAAACCGAAGTTATCGCCCTCGTCGTTGCCGTCAAGAAAGGTGAGGAACTCGTTGCCTCGGATATCGACAAGGCCTTGAAGTGGGTCGCTTCGGAGACCCCGGCAATTGTCTCAAACCTCCAAGGTGCAGTCGCCATTGTCGAAGCCGTCGGTGTCGCGAGTAATCCTGACGTTGCCCTAGCAATAACGGCTGCTAATGTCGCTGTAACCGCCTTAAACGCCTTTGCTGCCGCGAGTAACTCCGGAAAAACCGATGCCCAGGCAGTCGTCCAGGGATACGTCGCAGTCAAACAGGCTCAGGCTTCTGCTGCTTCCGCGGCTGCGGCTGCGGCTTCCTCCACACCGTCGAAGTAACCGGAGGCGGAGATGAGCGACAGCCCCGTCCATCTTGGAGACCAAATAGGAGACCATATAGTGGCTGTCGTATCAGCAGGGACCGTCATAGGGTCGTTCGCGAGTATCCTTTCGACGGCGCTGTCGATAATTTTAACGTCTGTTCTGATCTTCTGGTACGTGACTCGTCTCTGGAAGGACCGGAAGGATGTCCGAGAATTCCTCGGGAGCTGGCGTAGACCTAAAGACCCAAAGATTTAATAGTCACTCATAGGATTAACTGAATCAGGCTCCAGGATTTTCCTCGGAGCCTTTTTCTTTGTCTTCAACGCAGATCGGTGGAAGAAGCATCTGAACCCCGCGTTGACGTAACGAGAAGTTCTTGTCCGGGTATTGTTTGGTCAATGCCTTTGCCCAGGAGACAGCGAGTTCACGATTCACAAAGATCTCTAGGAGTTCTTCCAGACCCGGAGACTCCTCGATAAGCATAAAGACGTCTTTAATCATCTAGACTCACAAATAAACGATCTTACAAGGAATCTCTGCGTCTTCGTCGACAGAGTAAACGGCACACAACCGATGATACCCGTCAGCGATATGCAACCGATCGTGGGCGAGGACGAGAAGCAGGGGCGATAACTCAATCCCACGAGAGATCTTATCAAAGTCTTTGGTGACGTGTCGATCCCCCCGACCTAAGAAAGGCAACCCAGAGGCCCTCAGGATGTCTCGTGCTTTGAACTCACGGGGCTCAGCGGTAAAGTCCTCGAACTCGGAGACTACCGTAGCAACATCCTCTGGGTAGAGGACCAAAGAAAGGTAGTCCTCGGCAGCAGGGAGATCGTGATCTTCTGGTTCTGAAAGCCAATGGATTTTCATTTAAACCCTCTGATTATTTATACTTGTAAAAAGAAACACGCTCCGAGTACCACCCATTAGACTCTCCGTACCAACGAATTGTTACGGACCCATGAATTGTTCCGATCTTATAGAATGTCCAAGTATAACTGTCAGGATTTCCCCTTGGGGGATCATCCCCCGATGAGACTTCTTCAGCTTCTAAGATAGGATTCCCAACCAAATCGTTTAAGTCTCCTATGATGTCTTCGATATCGACATTTTCACAGCAATCCTGCCAGTGCGACATACCGAACTTTGAATCCGGAGTTTCAAAAACAATTCTATCCCCGTCTTCACCTTCTTCCTGTCGGACACCCGTAAGGACTAATCCCTTAAGATCTCGGATGTCCGCTTCAGTTGAGATCCAGTATACATTACGAGTCATTTAAACCTCCTAAGAAGCCTTATTAGGATACGATAACTGATCTTTGTTGTGGATAAACAACCGACCCTCTGAGTCCTCGACAACGACCCGATCGACTCCAGATCGTTTCTGGAACTTCGCAACAAGCCAACCTTTGTACTTATAGTCTTTGGCGGTTACGACAACGTAGTCACCGATTAGAAAGATC